TTGCGCTCGCGCCGAGTTTGTGTTATGCTGGCAAGTGCCAGCGAGATACGCGGGCAGAAGGGGGCAGGGTCTATGACCAAGCCAGCAAGCGACAAGCAAGTCGCGTTCATCACCACGCTCGTAAGTGAGCGCGTTTTCGAGGGTGCGGTTGAGTTCGCAACCCTCACCTCTGTCGAGGCTTCTAGCCTCATCACCACGCTTCTCGCTTCGCCTCGCAAGGCGGGCGCGAGTGCGGGTTCGTTCGCTCGCGTTTGCGAGGAGGGTATGTATCGCAATGCGGAGGGCGACATTTACCGCGTTCAGCGTTCGCGCGAGAGTGGCAACCTCTACGCGAAGCGCCTCAATGTTATCGAGGGTGGCTTCGAGTATGTTCAGGGCGCAATGCGCCTAATCGCGCCAAGCGACAAAATGACCCTAGCCGAAGCCAAGTTGTTTGGGGTCGAGTTTGGTATCTGCTGTGTGTGCGGTGCGTTCTTGACTGACCCTAAGAGCGTGAGCGCGGGCATAGGACCTGTGTGTGCGGGTCGCGTGTAGTCGCGCCAAGTAGTCGCGGAAGCCTCACCGATAAGGTGGGGCTTTTCGCTTTTCGCGCTAAACGCGCTGTGCGCCGTTCTAACGGCTTTTAGGTTGGCTTCGCCTATCCACACCCGAAACGGCGTTCGTGGCTTCTGCGTGGCGCGTGCGGGCGCGTGCGGGCGCGTGCGTAAAAGTAGTTCTTGTGCGGTGGCTTCGCGCGAGTGTGTTTTCGCGCTCGCGGGCTTCGCGCTCGGCGCGGGCGCGTATTCATTTTTTCATCGCGGGTTGTGCGGGGGCGTGGGCGCGGGTGTTGCTTTTGTCTGCGGTTGGTGCTAGACTTATCGCAAGTCTTATCATTGGAGAATTATGAAAAAGTATTGGCACGACCTAGCGGGCGACAGACCCGAGATTAGTCAGTCGCGCGAGATGCTCGGTTTTGTTTTGCGGTCAATTGGAATTGTCTGCTTCGTGTTGTCTTTGTTTGCTTTGGTATCGGGGCGCGGTTCGTTAGAGATTTTCGCGCCAATGATTATTGCGGTAATCGCAATTCCGCTTTGGTTGCTTGCTTGGTATCCAATTCCCAAAAAGTATCTAGACTAGCGGGCGGGCTTGCGGGTTCGCGCTCGCGGGCTTGCTTGGTTGCTTGCGGTAATCGTTCGTATCCAAATGACTTGCTAAAAATTCTTTTGCTAAGGGCTTGACTTTTGTGCGGTTGCTTGGTAGACTTGACTTATCAAGTCAAGGTGGCTTGGTAGTTAGGGGCTACAAATGTTTACTCGTCAAGACCGCGCTTCGCTTGCGGTAATCTCGCTTGGTGGCGCTTTGCTTGTTTTGGCAGACGCTTACGGCAACCGCTTTGACCCAACCCTAGACGCTTCGCTTGTTGCTTTGGGCGTTGGCGGGTTCGTTGGCTTTGCGGTTATCTTGTTTGCTTGGAACATCGCAACTTATCGCAAAAAATAAAAGTTAGGCAGACCGCTTCGCTCGTTAGGGCGGGGCGGTTTTGCTTTGCTCGCTGGCTTCGCTTGCGGTGCTTCGCTTTGTGCTGCTTCGCTTCGCGCTTGGTTGCGGTGCTTCGTATTTTGTAATAGCTTCGCTTTGTATTTTGTGATGGCTTCGCGCTCGCGGGCTTAGTGTGATGTTGCTTCGCTTCGCTTCGCTTCGTGCTTCGTGTGCGGTGCTTCGCTTCGCGCTTGGCTTAGTGTTCGCTTCGTGTTGCTTCGTGTTGCTTCGCTTCGTGTTGCTAACTTTGACTTAGTGTGCGGTAGTTGTTGGGCGTTATCAATTCGTTATCTTGGTTGCTTGACTTTGTTGGCCTAGTGTAGTAGACTAGACTTGGCTACTCTATGCGGTGGCCTCATTCGTGTTGCTTGATTGCTTCGCGCCTATGCGGTTGGCTTCGCGCTCGCGGGTTGCTTCGGGTTGTTGTGGCTTCGCTTCGTGTAAATGTTTTTTGTTTTGTAAGCGTGTGGGTTATGGCTTCGCGCCAACTTTTTAGGGCTTCATGCCTAGCAACTTTTTTGTTCGCCTATGCGGTGAACTTATTTTGGCCGATGGCTTGGCTATGCTTTTGTTTTTACAACTTGACTGCTTGATAACTTAGGCTAACCTAACTTGACTTTTTGTTGATTAGTTGATGAGCTAGTTGTGTCTATCTCAATCACTCAACTAAGTTTCATTCATTAGTCGAAACTTTTTTTGCTGCTAGTGTGATGATGGCCAAGAATTTTTTTGTTCGTATCCAAATAATAATTGTTCGTATCCAAATGATTATCATTCGTATCCAAATAATTATTGTTAGGGTGCGAATGGTTTTCGTTCGGGTGCGAATGATTATCGTTCGTATGCTAATGACTATCGTTCGTATCCATACGAGTATCGTTCGTATCCAAATGATTGTCGTTCGTGGCCGAATGAAACTCGTTCGTGGCCTAACGATGCCACCCCCCTCGGTTTTTGGAAACGATTTTGCGAAAGACCAAATATAACGGCTACCGTCTCGCACCCCAAAAGCACTTTATGCTAAGGTACCCCCTTTTTTATTTAGTACATATACCGCTGCCCAAATTTTTAAAAAATTCGTCCTAAAGGTATCATTTCTAAATTCAGTGCTAAGCTATCTGTATGAATCGTCGCTCAGCACGTAGTCAGCCCCTTCCTCCAGAGGAAGCCGCTCACCTAAACTCCCTATCCAAAGACTCTCTCATTACTCGCGTCCACGAACTTTATCACCAGGGCTGGACGCTGCAAGCTATTGGCGACGCCCTTATCCCCCCACGCCCGCGCTCCACTGTGCGTAGCTGGCTGCTCCGGTTCACCCCTCCCACAGAACGTGACCTCACCGACGCCCCTATTCCTACCCCCACCTACAAGACCCACCCAGACGGCTACCAGAAGCGCCGCCCACAATCCCCGGGCATCCTCCCCGACGAGCTTGAGCTGATTCAATCAATCGCTCCGCTTGCTCGCACCTATAGAGCGAAGATGTCAACCAACTCTGCCGCGTGCGTCGCAAATGACCAGCTAACGGCCATCTGTATCCGGCTAAACCTCTCCGGCGTGTCGGTCCGCGAGCTCGCCCAGGCAGCAGGAGTTACCTACAGAGCGATGTCAAAACGCCTAAAATAATTCCCCACTTGACACGCTAACTCCCCTAATGTGATAATCTAGTAGGACGGAGAGTACTTAGACCTAAAGTCGAAAGTACTCTTTCGTGCTCTGTGACAATACAACTGAAAAACGAAAACAAGTCAACCAAGACAAAACACAGCCAAGTACTAACGCAAGGAAAGGTAGGCTGAATATGAAATGGCTAATTGGAATAGTCAGTTCGTTGTTGATTGCGGGATGTGCAACACCAATCTCGCATGCTAACGCGGACACTCAGTTTGTATTTGCTGAGGATGTACAGCCACAGGCGGTAACTTTTACGCCTGTGTCCCGCATCTTCAGCGGTGAGAAAAATACAAACAGCACCTTAAACATAAAAGCAGGAGTTGTCTCCCCGGAGAAACTAGCCGAGAAACAACTTCTGTTGCAGGTGCAACTTACAAACGCTACAAACATACGCAAAACTGTCGGCGCACTTAAGAAGCGCGTCGGACGCACCTGGTATGTATTCTCGGGCTCAACCCCTTCGGGTTGGGACTGCTCGGGGCTGGTCATGTGGGCGTACCAGCAAATGGGTGTGGAACTCGAACACCGAGCATCACTGCAGCAGAAGGCAGGAACAATTGTTAAAGACCCTAAGGTTGGAGACATCGTTGCCTTCTCGTATAAAAATTCCAAGTCCGCATACCACGTTGGAATTTATATCGGCAGTGGAAAGATGATTCATGCTAGACGACAAGGCCAAGGAACTGTTATTGAATCAGTAACAGCCTTTGCCGGAAAATATAGCAAGGTCACTTACACTCGCATTCTGGACACCCCTTAACCCACAGGATGTAGGCCCTGGGGTATGGCTCTAAACTACCCCACCATAAATTTTAGGAGTATGATATGAGTATGTTAGAATTCATAATCGTAATCATCGGCTTAGCCATCATCATTCCGCTCGCTATCTTTAGCGACCGCCCCTTCCGCTATGAAGAGCAAGAGGAAGTTGACATCCAACCTCTACTCGGCGTAGCTTATCCAAATGACCCAACCAAAAAAGACGAAAGAGAGTAACCCATGGTCAACATCCTCCTATTCCTCCGCTCAATTATCTGGACTTCGGTGTTTGCTGTTGCTCTAACGATACTTGCGCTGATTACAGCACTCTTATCAAACACCCCGACCCTTTCGCTAACCCTAGCCATCTCGGCCGTAGCCCTAGCGATTCTCGGCAAAAAGGACTAGCTCATGGACATTTTAGTAATAGTAGCTGTGATAGTTTTCGTTACATTCTCGCTACCAGCAATGTTTATTTTCTTTGCCATCCTCGACCTTGTTTTTGGAGATGACAAAAACAAAGACCGCCTACTACACCAGGAAGACTACGAGCCAATAGATGACAACCGTTAAATTCATCGTTCACACCCCGGACGAATTTCGAGATGCACTTCCTGAATCAGGAGTCTTCGATTTCACGGACTGCAGACTAAAAGTTCAGGCAAACGAATTCACCGAGGTATCAGAGCTTCACCAAATTACTAAAATCCTCGGCGCAGCTATTCACATCACCGACATTGAAATCAAGACGCGCCCCTATGACCTCTCATTTGACTATGACCAGAACGGCATTCACGTTGAGGTCATCTCGGTTCCTATGTATAGCTCCGGAGTCAAGAAGTCTGGATTGCGCCCGCGCACTCCAAACAAGAAGCGAATTAAAGACGAAGAATAAATCTTCTAAAAAAGCTTGACAGCCGAAACATAACCTAATACTCTAAACACAACGACAAACAACGAAAGGACTTTTCTATGTCTGAAACTCAGTACGTAAAGAAGCACCAAAAACTTCCAACCGATATCTACAATGCTTTCGACGAGATTATCGACAACCAGACTCGCGACCGCCTAATCAAGGAGCTACGCAGTACAGGTTGGACCCTAGAGTCAATCGCCTCAGCGTCTAAGCTGACCCGCGAACGAGTGCGCCAGATTGCTATAACTGCAAGCGATGCGCTATACGAGACTAGTGGCGTCGAAATCCCGCAACCGCCAATCAAGCCAGAGCGACCAAAGCCAGTCTACATCGAGCCGTCTCCAGAAATTCTAGCGAAGCTTCTAGCCCTTCAGCCATACGCGCAGCTAGTGCGTTCGAATGGAACCAAGTACCGCAAGGAAGCCGAAGAATACACGCGCCTACTAAACCAGGCTCACGTTGAAGAGGGTGTAACTCTCTACCGTCTTGCAAAGCGTCTCGGCGTGACTCACGGCGCACTGCGTTTCCGTCTTGTCCGCTACGGATACAAGACTCCAGTTAACGCAACTTCAAAGGTCTACACTCCGATTCTAGAAAAGAACCGAATCAAGTAGTCATCTTGTACAAACCTGATGTAGAATAGACCTTATGTCTAAAAGCATTATGGAACAGCTCGCTCTTCTACCTCCAGAGGAGCGAGCTGCTGCTTTGCAGGGTATGGACCCTGACGTTCTGCTTTGGGACTGGTCCGTCTGGGGTCGCCCAGAACAGCAAGCTCCCGAGGGTGACTGGAACATCTGGCTTGTTCTAGCAGGCCGTGGTTTTGGTAAAACGCGCCTAGCTGCCGAGTGGGTTCGCGAACAAGCCAAATACACCAACACCGGACAGCGCCGTTTTGCACTCGTTGCCCGTACTGCCGCCGACGTTCGTGACGTTATCGTTGAAGGTGAGTCGGGAATCATGAATGTGACTCCCCCTAGCGAAAAACCACTCTACGAACCTTCGAAGCGTCGACTAACTTGGCCTAACGGAAACACCGCCACACTTTTTACCGCTGACGAACCTGACTCACTTCGTGGTCCTCAGTTTACGCACGCCTGGGGTGACGAGATTGCAGCCTGGAGACAAACTCCAGATGCCGCAGGTATGACAGCTTTCGACAACTTGCGTGTTGGTACTCGTCTTGGCGAGCGTCCAAAGATTCTAGTTACCACCACCCCGAAGCGTACCCCGCTTCTCTACAAACTTATTGAAGAGTCTCGCACCGACCGAGTTGTCATTACCCGCGGCTCTACCATGGACAACGCAGGCAACCTTTCTGGCGCTTACCTCGACACAATGCTCGGCGTATATGAAGGAACCTCTCTCGCCCGCCAGGAGCTCTACGGCGAGATGCTCGAAGCCATGGAAGGTGCTCTCTGGACCGAGGAGTCAATCGAAGCTGGCCGCGAAGCTATGTACCCATTCTCTACTCCGCTTCGAGTAATCGGCGTTGACCCTTCGGTTGCTGAAAACCCTCGCGACGAGTGTGGAATTGTTGTTGTTGCCTCGACCGGAGAGTCTGACCTCTATAAGCGCAACGCTTGGGTGCTCGAAGATGCATCTATTCTCGGCTCACCGACGGTTTGGGCTGAAAAAGTTGTTCAGATGGCTCGTAAATGGGGTTGTCCAGTCGTTGCCGAGGTAAATCAGGGTGGTGCGCTAGTAAAAAACGCTATTCACACCATCGACCCGAGCATTACAGTGCTAGAAGTGCACTCAAAACAGGGAAAACAGCTCCGTGCAGAGCCAATTACGCTCGCATACGAGCAAGGACGTGTTCACCACGTTGGATACCTTGCTGACCTAGAAACTCAGATGATTTCGTGGGTTCCAGGCGAAGGAAAGTCTCCAGACCGCGTTGACGCACTCGTTCACGCCCTTACAGCCCTCCTAATTAAGCCTCCACCAGGGTTTACAGGCGGAAAATTGCGTGCAAAATCCTTTGCAAGCCGAAAAATAGACACCGGGCGTAACAACGGTGGCGGATTGTTTAGAGTTCGATGAAAATTCACATGGATGTATTCCCTGCGCACCTAGTTGTAGCCGCTGCAGGGCAATTTGACGACGTTTTGAGCCTAAAAAGCTCTCCTCCGACCGAAGGAGCGCATTATGTGGGCACAACTAGGGTAATTTTGGCCGATGATGTCATTGTTGTAGCCGCAGATAGCCCTACTGGACCAGCAATTATCTTCCGAGAGCGTTTTGTAGAGCTAGAAAAGGCAGACCACGTCACAAATGACACCCGTTTGGTTACTGTTAGCGGAAAAATGCTCGCTTTTAAGAAGGATACTAACTGCGGCTGCGGCTCTAGACTCCGCGGATGGAACGCATACAAGACAATCAACTCGATGAAGGACCCAGAATGACATTAGATGCGCTTACATAC